TACTTCGTAATATGATCTTGTTTAGTACCCATAGAACATATCCTCCGTACTCACTGTAACGTAAGGATATGTCTCCTGACTCGGCCGGTACGTATCCGTATTCATCATGTCTAAGTCTGCACTAAGCTGAGCCATTTTAGAGCCGTGCCGCTCATCATCGTCATCTAACTCAGCAGCCTTAGCGATACAGTAATCTACCACCTTAAGATGGTAACGTTCTGGAAGCGGGATCGTATCACTTAACGTAGACAATGGAGTCGGATACGTCTGGAAGTAGATAACAAGGTTAGAGCCTGTACTATCCGGAGCAGGTTCAAAAATAATCTTGTTGGCCCAAATCCAGTAATGACGTGGCATTCCAGTAGGACGAGGTAACACGTCCTTCTCCGGATAAGTCTCATCAGCTTGCTGAATTGACAAGAAGTCTACTGTAACACCCTTATACTTAACAGTGTTAAGACGTAGAATGTTAGTAGCCAGTGTTGGAAGATCATAGGATTCCGTACCGTTAACTGTACTCGCGGCAGCTTTAGCCTGAAACAGTTCATCGTTACGGGAGACGATTTCGCGCATGGCATCGTTAATATAATCGAGCAGCATTGCATCGGTAATCTGAGCCGCAGCTTCATCACCAAATTGACGCTTAACTCGATCTGCTACGTTCGTTCCCGTAAGTGCAGTCATTAACGAGTCCTATTGCCGTGGTCCCTAATCACTGTATTTTTATCAACGACATATTTATTGAGAGGTGAGTTAAGGACGTGCTTTGTAACATCTTTGATGTATTCTTGGCGTTCCTGTACTTCCTTGCCTGCTAACAGCATAGCTGCCTTTTGACGTGCATCAATTTCATCTAACACGTCATGCCTACTCGTATCTCCTAAGATAATCCGAGTAAGCACGTCTCCGTCAAAATGCTCCTGGTCAGGGATCGTCATAACAACGAAACGACCTGTAGGAGTAGTCTCGATAATCTTAAATTCAGGCTCATTCGGAGGAGGGTTAGGATTCCACATGACATCCAACTGAGGGTGATATTCCCTAATGGCATCCACTAAGTTTGCCACACGCTCGTTAACCCAATGTCCGTCACTTAATGGAATCAGTGGGTCAACGTTGTCAGTAGGAAGTCGAGTATTGCTCATGCCGCCCTCAAAGAGATTCGCGGATTGGAACCTGCAAAGATGTTAGATGGTCCGAATGTAAAGTTAGCAGGTAAAGCTCCCGCTACACCTGCCTGTAAATACCCACAACCTGAAACAGAACGGTCAGCTAAATCCATACCAACGTACTTAGTCCAGCCTGCTGCAATAGCTCGAACTAATAACCCCGCAATCGCAGTAACCTGAGCACAGAAAGCTACCCAATATACACCCGGCGCTAACGTTTGGTTAATCGCTAATGTCTTAGCTCCAGTAGTATCTCCAGCAACTGTACCCGCATCAACAAGTAACGCTCCGGGTCGTCCACTTGAATCGGACGCATAAAGTCCTAAGCGCATAACCGTAGCCGCTTGTAAAGTAGTGACTGCAATCGCAATCTGATCAAACGTAGTAGCCTTTCCTACAGGGAAAGGGAACACGTCCAATTCATTAAGAACCGGAGTCATAGTGGAGTTACCACCATTAATGTCCTGGTTGTAATAGAGTCCAGATGCGAACTTACGGTTTTCTGCAACTCCACTACCTAAGCCTGAACTACCTAACATCTGCTGATAAAACAGGTACTGTAACTCAGGTGTAGGCGCAGAAGAGCTAGACAATCCTAATTGAGACAGGTAGTAAGCTCGCTGTAACTCCATTAAGCTCGGAGTGGGCACGTTAGCTCCTTATAGTGAGGGCCCCTACCTCTCGGCCAAGAGTAGGGGCCCCGTCCACTAGGGTTATGAAGCTTACGCCTCAGTCTGACCGGTAAGCACCGCGTTGTGGTTACGCACCTCGATGCCAAGCTCCCAATACTTACGGAGCACAGCTTCCCAAACATCGAAGTCGTGAACCCACTTAAGGATACTTCCGTCATCATCAGCGAAGGCCCAGTCTGCCTCGCGGTAGACCTTAAACGCCTTCTCTTCCAGGAAGTAAGTTAACCCGGTCGGGCAATCCACATCAGCAACGATGGGGATATCTTCGTTACCCGCTGCGAAGCTAAGACCCGTAAAGCCACCCTCGAACTTCTGCGGAGCGGTAATACGACGATCAGCCTTAAGCAAGTTGAAGTAAGCGCGACGGATACCAAGGCTGGTAAATCCAACCGTAGTCTTACCACCCTGCACGCGGACAGCGTCACATGCGCTAATCCACTTAGACTCAGCAACGGCACCGCCAGTAGCGTCAACGTAAGCCGCCCACTTAGGCTCAACAGCCGGGTCAACGTTGAACAGCGTACCCGTAGCGGCAACAATGCTCTTTAATCCCTGCGGCTCACGGAACACACCGGCGCTAACAGTACCGGAACCCGTACGCACTAACACGTCCGTCGCCACGATAGCAGCCGAAGCGTCGGCACCATCGTAAGTGACAACCTTAGTCGTCGGGTTAATCGCGGTGATCTTACGGTTAACAGCGTGCGTCACACCTGTGCCTGGGATGATAACATCGATCATCATGTCAAGCTCAAGGAACTGAATGCTGTCAACGGTAACGGTGTTAGCAGCATCGGCCGTGACCGTGGCTAACGTACCCGTAGCGTCACCGTAGAAGATACGTCCGGAGTCCTTACGAACGTCATCCTTAAGCCCATCCATTTCCCGCTCCATCGCATTAGCGAAAGCCTCAGCGTTAGAGTCGGCCAGCTTCATAAGCTGTCCAGTCATGCGAACACGACCGTAACCGTACTTAAGGGGAACTCGGGGGCTAATGTAGCCCTGCTGACCAGCAGCAGGTAACTGCTCGTTCTCCTGGCGGTAGCCCTGACCGTGGTTACGGCGGACCCGAACCGGGAACGTTACGTATCGACCGCTAACGTCGTTAGAGACGCCCTGGCTAGTCTGCTCGATACGCTTCATACCGATAACTTCGTTCTGAAGCGCATCACGCAGGCCGCCTTGGTACATCTCCTTTAACAACGCATTGATCGTTGTTAAACTAGCAGGCATCGCCTTCTCCTAGTGGTTAGCCTTGGCCTGCCTGGTTAGCGGCATTTAAAGTCTGAGCCACTAGAGCGATACGCTCCTTAGGACTCAAGCTACCAAGGTCTTTCTGCTCGGACGGTAATCCACCGCCAGATGCTAACGGCTGAGGCGGACCTTGTTGCTGAGCCGCTGGGTGGTTAGCTGGAACCATAATCCCGCCAACCTCTACCATAGGCTGTTGTCCGTTACCATTAGCATATTGCTGTGGGTTTTGCTGCTGGACCTGTTGTGCATAAGCTTGACCGTACCGCTGGTAAAACTCTTCGACTGCTCCGTTAAGGTCACCAGTAGCATATGCCTTGTTAAGCACGTACTCATAGTCCAGTGGGCCACGCTGCTGTTCCACATTGTTTAACTGTCCGAGGATTTGCTCAGTTTCTGCATCCTCCTCGCGTTCCTGCCTATCGCCTTGCACTAACTCTGTAAGCTCAGATAAGGCTTGCTGCATAGCATTCCAACGCTCGTCCTGCTGTAACTCTTGAGGATTGTTACCCTGGTAATAAGAAACGTCCTCAGCGTCGTCTCCTTCAACATCATAGTTAAGTTCGTTAGCTAGATACTGAAAGAGTTGCTCTGGATTGCTCTGCATGAGTTGAGCTAACTGAACCGCCATTTGTAAACCTTGCGGATCGTAGTTAGTAAACTCTTGATAAGGCTGGTACTGCTCTAACTGTTGATTAAGCTGCTGGAACCGTTGCGTGGTCTGGGCATCCCAATCCCGGAAGATAGGCTCTGCTGTTCCCCGTAAACTTTCGGGGAACCTGTTAAGGTATTCCTGATAAGGTGGGTTACCACCTTGCGGTGCCTGTTGCTGAAACTGTTGAGGCGGTTGCTGGTACTGTTGCTGATTACCAAGCTGCCCGTAAGTAACTGCACCGTCTCCGGAGGCTGTACTCCCGTTAATTCCAACGGGGCCCTGGCCTCCGTTATTCTCAATACCTGCTGGTTGTGACATGCGCTCTACCTTCAGTAACGGGACTGTACCGTCTTAGGACTGTACCTTGACTGTAACCGGCTTAAACCCGGTCCCTGGTCGCGGCCCTGGTCCCCTGGCCCTGGTCCTCTAGGGATGACTCTAGGATATATACAGCGATTAACTCCTGTCAAGTCAATCG